CAATTTACTTAAAAATATTTTTATAGAAGGAAACTTAGCTGCTGAAGGAAAACCAGCTGTTCTTAAATCCATTGTAAGATTAAATGCTGTATTTGAAGGGGCGGGACTATCACAACGTGGTGGATATCTTTCTACTTTATTAGAAAAAGAAGCCGGCAAAGAAGGGTTTGAAAAAGCTTCTGGATGGAGCAAAAGACGTGCTAGAAAAATAATAGAAGAACTACCAGATAATTTTTACAAAAAGGTGCCTTCTGTTATTGCTAACTTAGATGGGGAAGCAAAAAATTTAGCATCAGTTATGTTTTTAGGAGGATTTAGGCCTTCTGATTTAGATGGTTTAGCTATAGATCAAATTAACTTTACTTCTGGTGTTATAAACGATGCCCAAACAAAAAGTGGTAAGAAGACGATAATTTTATCTGATCCAATACTGGATATCCTACGAGTACAAAAAGGTAATCGCACATCTGGCCCATTGTTTAATGACATTCCAAGTGCTCAAAAAACTATTAATGCTAATCTAAAAATAGCCTTTCCACAAGGTGTTCAAGTATATAAACCTAACAAAGAAAAGTATGTTACAGAAAATATAACTTCGTATAATTTTAGAAACGCAAATGAAGCTTTGCATGTAGAGTTAGGTACTCCTGAATCAGAAAGAAGAATAGCAACTGGAAGAGCAGGCGTTGATGAGGGTGCAGGATATGTAACAGGCAGAACTAACAGAATAAAAGTAACACAGTCTGGAAATAGGGTATCTGCTAAAGTTGCGGCATATACAGGAGTAAATTCAGTAAGTCAGTTGCTGGGCAATTTAGGTTATAATAATATATCAGAAAAGACATCTAAAATTGCTGTTACTCAAGATTTACTATTTGATGAAGTATACGCATCACAACTTGCAGATGGATTTAAAGAATCTTTACCAGTAACAGGAAACGAGTTATCTGCTCCTGCAACTGTAAATTTAGAACAGTCTGACACTGTTAAAGCTATGGGTCAAGCTGATGCAGATGAGTATGTTGCTACAAAAGAATTATCTGCTGCAGAAAAAAGAGCAGCTGCACAGAAGTTAAATAAAGAAGTGGATGCTCTACTTAAAGAACCTAAAAAATTATCGCAAAAACTATTGGACCTTATAAAAAACACTAAAATAGGGAGGCCTGTAGCTGCAATTGTAGGAACAGGAATAGGGGCAACAGTTTTTGATACAGAGGCACACCCATTTGATTTCCCCGATGCATTATCACCAATAGGATTAGAACCATCCCCTGTTGCTTCTGAAATGTTTGAAATGAAAGGATATGATCCTCAAGGTTTTCAAATAGAATCTGGTGTTGCTAGAGGTGAACAACAACAAAAAGAACGAGAAAACGTAGAACAAGAAGTTCGTGTAACTGAAGCTATGAACGAACTAGGATTTTAATAACAACAACAACAAAAGGAGGCAACTATGCCACAAGGAGTAAAAGGTGCATACAAATCTGGTTACATAATGGGTCAGATGGGTAAACAAGGCGAAATGAATGAAGCTAACGAAAGTTCATTACACCGTGAAAAATTAGATAAAAGTATTATGGGTGAAAACTCTGGGGAATTTAAACAAACACAAGATTCTAAATCAGTTTCCTCAAATCATACGGGTGCTTTAGGTACAATAATGGGTGCTGACAAATACACACCGTAATACAATAATACAAAGGGAACAGTATGGCTGATCCAATTGATTTAACAGAAAAGATATCTGAAAGTACTGGAGTTATAGGGCTAATTACAGGTCGTATGCGAGCTGCTGAAGATAGTAGGCAAGTCCACGAAACACGCTGGTTAAAGGCATATAAAAACTTTCGTGGAGTTTATGATTCTACCACGCAGTATACTAGCACTGAAAAGTCTAAAGTATTTATAAAAATAACTAAGACTAAAGTGCTTGCTGCCTATGGTCAAATTGTAGATATCTTATTTGCTAATAAAAAATTTCCTGTCACAGTAGAACACACCCCTGTACCAGAAGGAATTGCGGAGTTTGCACATTTAAAAACACCTGCAGATGCTATTCTTGATCCCTATGGTTTTGAAGGGGATGGGAGAGACTTTCCTCCGGGAGCAACAGAAGCTGCAGAGGATAATTTATCCTATTTAGGTTCTATGGTAAATAAGTTTGGTCCAGAAGCCCCTGTAGAAGAAGGCCCAGCAAAAATGGGAGAACCTCAAATTTCTCCTGCTAAAGCTTCCGCATTGGCAATGGAAAAAGTTATCCATGATCAACTTACTGATACTAATGCAGTTAATGTTTTAAGACATGCTATATTTGAATCAACCCTCCTTGGTACAGGAATAATAAAAGGTCCGTTTAATTACGGTAAAACTGTGCACAGATGGGAAGATACTGAAGAAGGAAGACAGTACGTTCCTGAAGATAAGCTTGTACCTCGCATTGAAGCAGTGAGTATTTGGGATGTATACCCCGACCCATCTGCAACAAATATAAATGATTGTGAATATGTAATACAACGTCATAAAATGAATCGTTCTCAATTACGTAATCTTATGAGATTACCTATGTTTAATCCAGAAGCAATACGAGAAGTTATTGCTGGGGGAGGTAACTACGAAGAAAAGTACTTTGAAGACACTATTCGTGATGATCAAAACCAACCATATGCTGATCAAGAAAGATATGAAGTACTAGAATACTGGGGAATACTAGATGCTACAATTGCTAATCAAATAGGCATTGAAGACGCAGATAAATTAGATCCACTAGATCAAGTGCAGGTAAATATATGGATTTCTGGAGGACAGATATTACGAGCCTGTGGTAATCCATTTACACCAGAAAGAATGCCCTATTATGCATTTCCATATGAACTAAACCCATATCAAATTTGGGGTGTTGGTATACCAGAAAACATGGAGGATGCACAGATGCTTATGAATGGCCACATACGTATGGCTATAGATAATTTAGCTTTAGCTGGCAACCTTGTATTTGACGTAGATGAGACATCACTTGTACCCGGACAAAATTATGACATTTTTCCCGGCAAAGTCTTTAGAAGACAATCAGGAGTCACTGGAACCGCTATAAATGGCATAAAATTTCCTAGTACTGCTGGTGAAAATATACAAATGTACGACAAAGCAAGGCAACTTGCTGACGAAGAAACTGGTATACCTAGTATAATGCATGGGCAGACAGGTGTTACTGGCACAGGCAGAACAGCTGCTGGTTTATCTATGTTGCTTGGTTCTTCAGGACTATCTATAAAAACAGTCATTAAAAACATAGATGATTATCTACTTAAACCAATGGGAGAAGCTTTCTTTCAATGGAACATGCAATTTAATGAAGAAAATCCAGACATAATTGGTGATCTTGAAATTAAACCAAGGGGTGCTGCTTCTGTAATGCAAAAAGAAGTGCGTTCACAAAGATTAACTATGTTGCTACAAACTGTAGCTAACCCAATGCTTGCACCGTTTATTAAGATACCAAATCTACTAAAAGAACTAGCTATATCTCAAGATATTGATCCAGATAGTTTGGTAAACGATGTAAACGAAGCACAAATTTATGCTGAAATACTCAAAGGATTACAAGATGCCCAACAACCAGAAGAAGCCGGAGCAGCCCCTCAAGGACCTAGCCCCACTGCTGGGTCAGGACAAGATGGAATGGGAGGTGTTGGAGGAGTACCTCAAGGGCCTCCACAAACAGACATTAATGGCACTGGTGGTGGCACAATCGGAACTGGAGGTATACCGGCTGCAGGGGAAAGCGGGTTTACTGGAAATACTCCTCAAACTGAAGGATAATTTTAAGGAAATGAAGAGAGATGGCCGTTAATTTAGATACATTTGAGTCAACTTCTGTAGGATTAGACCAAGAAAATTTTGGAAAAATACCAGATAGTCAGTTTGACACTGCTATGGCTACTAAGATGCAAGAGGATATTACAAAATCTCTTACACCAGAGGATATAAAGCCTAGTGATGCAAATAAAGTAGATGTGCAACTTCAAGGTAACATTGCTGTAAATTTAAAAAAGAAGAAATTATTTACAGGTGATTTAACTGACATTGGAGATGAAGACTCTAAAACTGCTGTAGATAAAGTAGATGCCCTCTTTAAACGTAGTTCCCCATTTACTACCGCTGCAACAAAGTTTAGTAATGTTGGTAGGGGTACAGGACCAGACGCAGCAGCAATGAAACCCCTTGGTGTATCAGGAAAAACAATAGAAGAAGAACTTGCTGAAGAAGAATTAGGAGATCCGGGACAACCTGTGGGTGAGTTGGATTTTGAAGGAATACTTGATCCTGCAAAAGAATATGCAATAAAGGGGTATCAATCTGTAAGAGACTATTTTAACAAGCCAGAGTATGCTGGAGCCCCATCTATGGGTTCTGTTGGTTATGGTGCAGGTACATCGGGATCATATGCAGGTCAAGTAGGAACTTTAAAAACAGGTTCTGCTGGAAGTACTCAAGGATACACAGGTACAGGTTATGGAAGTTTAGCTCCTACAGCAGGAGCATTTACACCACAATGGGCTAACCAAGCTTTACTAGGACAAACTTCAGGTGGAGGATATGGAGGTCTAGCCTCTTCATCAGCAACAGGAGCATCACAACTGGCAACTTCTGGAGCAGGGGTAAATGCACTAGGACAACCTACGTATGGAAGCACAGCCGCTTCAGGCGGTGGAAGAAGCCTATTTGGAACAGCAGCATCAGTATATGGTATATATTCCGGAATAAAAAACAAAGACTATTTCTCCGCAGCAGGATCTCTTATGACTCTCATTAATCCAGCAACAGCTGTACCTATGGCAGTTATAATGGGAGCAAAAGCGATATTTGGTGCATGGTCAGCGAGTAAACGCCAAAAACCTGCATTTGGTGGGGCAGAATTTAAAGCAACAACAAACAGCCTAGAAGCAACAACAGGATGGGGATACAATGCATACAATCCAGCTGCTGGACAGGCAACAGTAGCTTCTGTAGCAGACTACGTGAATAGTTACACAAAATATTTTGGGTTAAACTTTAATGGAACTAAGTGGGCAGGAGCAATTGCAGCCGATCCAAAATTAAATCGTTTTGATTCAACAAATGAAAGTGGTTATGTTGATCCGGGTGTGCTTAGTCGTAAAATATTTGAAACAAAAGGACTTATAACTGGAAATCCAACTGTAAATGGCCAAGCAATTACAAGTCAAGAAGATTACAAAGAAAAAATGGTACAATTTAACGACTGGTATAAAAAGACAGCCTTAGACCGAGGTGGATTGGTTGATGCACAACGTGTTGGAATAGATCCTACTTCGTTGTCTAATGAATATAAACAAATTACTTTTAAGGATGCTACTAAAGTGAGTGCTCCGGGTGGTGGGGGGTATCAAACTAGACGTACTGGTAATAGCTACTATGGTGGTAGTGGTACACAAACAGGATACTACGCAACTACAGGAACAGGTAGGGAGCAGACGAGAACATGGGTACCTGCAGCACCAAGTATTCAAATTGCACCTTCATATGGCCATAGTGGTGGTGGTGGTGGTTCTTATAATGTAAGTTACCGAATGGAAGACGCAGCACCTCACGAGATGCTTTACCGAAATCTTGTAGGTAGTTTTCAAACAGGACAAGGAGGAACATATTACTAATGATATTATCTTTTTTAGGACCAATATTAAACTTAGTTGGTGCACCAATAAAATCTTACATGGAAGAACGCACAACTAAAATTAAATCAAAAGCAAAGATAGCCGAAGCAAAAGTGGATGCGGAAATAAAACGTATTGTAAAAACAGCCGACTCGGAAGTAAACTACGATGTAGAGGCGTTAAAACAACAACAATATAGTTGGAAAGATGAGTTTGCATTACTTGTAATAACCTTACCATTTATCGGATCATTCCTTCCTTGGACACAAGAGTATGTCATGCTAGGTTGGGGTTACGTTTCTCAAGCACCAGAATGGTACAGCTATACATTTATCGGTGCAATATCTGCATCACTAGGTATTCGCTGGGCTACTAAAATGTTAGGAAAAAAATGATTGTAGATAGTTTTCGTAAGTCTGAACTGGTGGACTCGTTGATAGATCATGAAGGACTGGTGTTGCACCAATACGTAGACAGCGAAGGTTATGCTACAATTGGTGTGGGAAGATTGATAGATCCTGAAAAAGGTGGCAAGATTACAAAAGATGAAGCAATTTATCTACTACACAACGACATAGACGAATGTTCTGTAAGTTTAGATAACAGCCTATCTTGGTGGAGATCTAAACCAGCAAAAATACAAATGGCATTGATGCACATGAGATTTCAACTTGGTATGACTGGAGTTCTTAAATTTAAAAAAACTTTAGCGTTGATACAGGCGGATCGTTTTAAAGAGGCTGCTATAGAGGCACGAGATTCTAGGTGGTCAAAACAAACTGCTAGACGAGCTAAATATGTAACGGGATTAATAGAAGATGCTTAATTTTGAAGAATTAGATCATGAATTTATGACAGAAGGCAACCCTGCTGCAGACGCAGAAAATATTGCAGGGTTAATTCAACAGAATTTAACACCGGAAGAACAGAATAGATTAAAAGAAATGATGCCAGTACTAGAAGAGTACAATATGTTGATGGTAAAGGTACACACTGGGAAAACAGTGGAAGAGTTGGAAAAATCAGGCGAATTACAGGGCTTTGGAGTGCCTATGGAAGAGGGTTCGGATATGGAAGTACCCCAAGAAGGACAAATGCAACAGAGACCCCCTTCACAGGTCGCACAAGGGAAAGTACCTCAAAATGCCCCTGAAACACCTCAAGAAATGCCACAAATGGCAATTGGGGGTATTCCACCAGTTATTCAAAGGAATGTAGAACCTATGGGTAATCCCGGAGAAGTAGCAGCTGGACCAGTTGGTATAGTAAATGATCCCGGAGCAGACGAATCAGGAGTAGGTGACGATGTACAGGCAAAAAGTGATGGATTTGTAATAAACGCTGCAGCAGTAAAACACGCTGGATTAAAAGATATAAATGAAATGATACAATCTGCAAAAGAATATGCAGAACAAAAAGGAATAAAATTAAACTTTGGCAAAACTCCTACAGGTGCAGAAGATATACTTGTATCAAACGGAGAAGTCGTTGTACCAGATGCACTAGCAAACATAATTGGGTACGATAAGTTAGAAAAAATAAATAACCGTGGTAAGAAAGAAACAGAAGAGAAACTAGCAGCACAAGAAGGGGAAGCCCCTCCAGAAGGACCAACACCGCCTGCTGCACCCCCACCACCACCGATATTACAAGACCAAATGTCTGGTCTTACATAAAGTTTTAACCTCCGGGTTAAATATAGCGTAGGCTACCCGTTTCTTCAACGGCCCCTACATAAAACAACTGAAGTGGCTACCCTAGAGAAGGCCCCACATGAAGGAAAATAAAAAATGGCGAAAGAACTGAAGACTACAAATAAGCCCGATGCACCCATCAAAGGCGATGGAAGAGAAAAGTTGTACAGAGGAGCTTATAAAGAGGATGTATATAAAGACGATCCAATAGAACAAGAAGTCGTTGGCACCCAAGAGGCTACCCAACAAGGGGCTAAAGGTTTTATGGATTCAAATAATATGAGTGCAGTTCCTGAGAATGAAGAAGTTCTTACAGAAAAGGTTGATGATTATAGAGAATCAAAAGCCGAGCATGATTACAAAAAGAGATATGATGATTTAAAAACGTACTATGATCAGAAACTAAATGAATGGAAGCAAGAAAAAGAAACTCTAGCTGCCCAAGCTAATGTGGCTGAAAAAGAACAAGCTTATGCTCCCCCTAAAACTAGGGAAGAGTTAGAGCAGTTTAAAGATAAATATCCTGATGTATATCAAGTTGTAGAAACTATCTCTCATGATATGGCTGAACAAAAAACCTTTGATCTTAAAGCTAAAATTAATGAGCTTACTAAAAAAGAACAAAAGTTAATTGTACAGTCTGCATACGAGCAGCTAACTTCAGCCCACCCTGATTTTAATGAAATCAAGGCTACTCCTGAATTTTTAGCATGGCTTGAGGAACAACCTGCCAATGTAGCGGATGGTATTCGTAAAAACAATACCGATTCTAAATGGGCAATTCGTACTGTTGATTTATACAAAGCTGATGTGGGTATCTCGTCAAATAAAG